TATATCTTCGCTTGAGTTAGGTATACCACCTATTTCTTTTTCCGTTATTGATAGTTTGTTCCAAACCTTGTCAGGTCTATTCATACTAAAGCCTCTATAACCTCTTCTTCTAAAATGATACAATAATCTTGGTTTATTGTTTTCACACAGTATAGGCATTCCGTAGAATATGCAAGCCATTAACACATCTTCAAAGAATATCTCAGCCGTCTGTGGTCTAGCGATATACTCTAGGAAAAATGAACTTGGAGGAGAGTCTTCCATGCTAAACTTGGTCAACCCGTGTAAAGCTCCTTTGGATCCTTCTCCATCTACAGTTCCTGATATATCATAACTATCACAACCAAAAGCACCCATGTGTTCGTTACCGGGATACCTTATTCCTTGTTTTATTATAACGTTATTTTGTAGTTCCATTTTTGGAACCCAACTAACCTTAAACCTACCTCTTGGGTTAGGGTAAAATATAACCTTAGTATCTTTAATACCATTAACCCATTGAAAGTTACCTGTTGTAAGACCCAAGGTGTTACCTAAACCTTCGTTATAATCTATTTGTTGGTAAAGTTTTACTAAGTTAAATATGCTGTTTTTAGATTCATCTCTAAATGCATGCTCTGTTGTTCTTGGGAACTGACGGTAGAATTCGTTCAAAGCATCTTGATCATCTTTTAAACCATCAACTTCATTCTGCCAATTATCAATAACACCTACATCTATTAACTCTCCTTGGGGATCGAGGATGTCCCTATCAGGTGTGTCAAATACAGGAATTCCGTACTCGTCAATAAATCCTTCATAGTTCCATTCCATTGGGATAAACAGAGAATAGAGACCAGACTTAGTTTGGCCATTTCTATTTCTTTCTGTGACATCTGAGGAGTTATATAATTTTTTAAAATTGTTTCCACCTTTGTCTAATGCGTTTGAGGTTGATCCCATCATACATTTACCTATGATCCTACTTCCTAATCGTAAACATGTTTTTGTAACCCTCCAGTTATTTAAAATATTATCAGGTCTTTCCCATTTACCACTTTCATCATGTACTAGTAAAGCTAGTTTTTCACCATCATAACTGTTATCCCCAGTATTCTTCCAATCTATAGTTGTATCTAATCCAGCTAAATCCTCTAGCTTTTCACCAGAAGTTATTTTCTTTCTTGTAAACCTACTAGCAGGTACTCTAAATGCTAGTTCTGTTTTTGGTCGATCCATACCATCTTGAATCGGTTTGAAGAAGAACGGGTAATTTACACTAATAGGAACCACTTTGTCTGTGAACATTTTCTTTGCATCTGCACCCGACTTAGATAGTATACCATATCTACTATCACTCTTTGCTGTTGCTAAGTTAACTGTTTCTGCTGAAGACATAAAAGAAAATCCAGATCTTCTATTTTTAAGGTAACACATACCGTAGCATCTCTTATCAGCTTTACAAGCTTCCCAAAATATAAAGAACAATCTATTTGCTTCTCTAAAGTCTGGCGCTCCAACATCAATCTTACTCCATTGCAAGTACATATAGTGCGTTCCAACTAAGTATGTAGGTTTTCCATCATTAATAAACCAAAACCCCTCATCTCTTCTTTTAAACTCTTCATCTATATAATCGTGCCACTGATCCTTCTGGTCATCCGGATAACTTCTCCAATCAAATATATTCTTTAATCGTGAAAGCTGCTTAGGATACTCCTGTTTGACCCACTTGTTGTCCTCGTGCTTGTATATATCTTTAGGTTGCTTGGGTAGAGCTATAACTAAGTTTTGTATCTCTACTATATCACCTATCTCACCAGTTTTAGATATTACAATAATATCGTGTTCTTTATCGTATCCATACTTCCACTTCTTACCACGGTTCATTCTAGTGATAGTAGTCTTTTTTAGTGGTGTTACTACTTTACATAACTCTTGATCGTACATTATTTAGACCTGCTTTCAGCGAAACCCTTAAATGCTTTAGTATCGTTTTCGTCAGGCATCTTGCCTTCAAGTAAGTTCTCCTCCTCTTGTATTCTGTTCAATATTTCAAAAGCATCGAATATAGCTAGCTTTTTTGAAGCAGCGGCATTCTTTAGTTTATCTGCCGTTAGATCGTCTTCAGAATCTGTAACGATAGCTTCTTTAGCTACTTTGATTAATTCCTCCACCGCTTTGTGCCCAGCTTGGATTATACTTCTCTTCGTTTCCTTGATATTCATATTTAATTAAAATTTTATTGGATCTAACTCGATACACTCTATTGCCATCAATAATAAACTCAAATCTAGACTCTGGTTTAAATTGAACCAAACTTCCTTTATCAACTGTTCCATCTGAAAACAAAACAATACCTCTTAGTTGTTCTGCCTCATTAAACAGTTTGTTATTCTCTATTAAAGGTTGTATAAAACAAAAACCCTTCAAAGGTGTCCAAACATCATTTCTTTTATAAGCAAATATCTGGTCTTCAAATACAACGTAAGTATCTTCTTTAAAATAGTTGTTACTATTTTTCTCTTCTTGCCTTATGTTGTACCATCTTCTAAAAACATTGTGATGAACTAAAACTGTATCTCCAACGTTTATGTAGGTGTCGTATGCCATAGGGACAGCTGTAACAATAGCTTCTCGGTTTATGTACTCATGATTTGATATCTCAGCATTCAATATCAATTCTTTATCACCTATTTTTTTAGTATTGTTATATCTTTCTCCTTTTGGTTTTATTACAAAGCTATAAACACCCTTCATTATTTATACTCGAGGTTGTATTCTACAGATATAGCCATGTTTTTATTAAAGTCTTTCCAAGGTACTACTTGGTTTCCTTTTTGAATATAAACAGAGAACTTATTATCTTCTTCTAGTATATCACATATAGTATGACCACCATACACTTCTTGCCCCACGGCATAGTGCATGGCGTCATTCTTATAGTTTGTGCCTATTGATATTTTACGAATCAGCTTCTGCACTCTTAGCTTCTTTAATTGCTCCGTTGGTGATATCAATATCTATGTTACCGTAAACTTCTTTTAACGCAACCTGCATAACCTGCATTTTCTCTTGCAATTCTCTCACTGTGTGATTGAATCCATGCATTCTAGTCTCTAACATACCTATCTCCCTGTAATGTTGATCAAGCGATCCTACCAATGCTTGCAATTCAGTTAATTCTTCCTTTGTTATAAACTCTGCTTTTGGTGCTAAGTCTACTATTTTTGCTTTCTTGTTCTTTGTCATAATTAAATTTAATTAAAATTGTAGTACCCAAAATAGGTACTATATATACTATCACTTGTTTTTACCTTGTTTTTACTTTATCTTAATGTGAACGACACTGCTTTTGATCCCTCAATGTCATCATGAGTTACATTTATTGTTAATGTGTAAACACCTCTTGATACGCTTACGGCTAGTGTTGCTCCATATCCTTCTGTTATTGCGAGTGCTCCAGCTGCACCAGCACTTCCGGTTGCTCCTCTAGCACCAGCGCTTCCAGTTGCTCCTCTTGCCCCAGCAGACCCGGTATCTCCATCTGAACCATTCGATCCGTTGTTACCATTACTACCAGCATTTCCAGTTGGTCCTCGAGATCCAGTTGGCCCAGTATTTCCAGTTGGTCCTCGATCTCCATCTGAACCATCAGAACCAGCAGATCCATTACTTCCGTTTGAACCATTGCTTCCGGCTGATCCAGTGTCTCCAGTGTCTCCTTTTGCACCAGTTGCTCCTCTTTCTCCAGTGCTACCAGTGCTTCCTCTTGGTCCTTCTGATACTGTCCAGGGAACATTTACTGTTAACGGTTCTTCTGCACTTGCGTTTATTTGGTAAGTTCTTGAAGCTGTATTTGTAACTTCATTTGCAGTAACAGTATTGTCCGTAACGCTGTGTGTTACTAAACCTGCAGTGCTAGCTGTTGCTTTTGCATAAGTAGTGTTTGTTATAACACCAGTACTAGTGTTTACACCTGTACCGGAAAAGAAACCTCTTGTTGTAGCCGCACTGTTTTGTGTGTTTGTGTTAGTTGTATAAGAAGGTGTTGCCCAGACAGCCGTTCCACTTGATGTGTATTTTAAAAACTGACCACTTTCTCCACCTGTTGGTATATGCTTGTTACCAGCGCTTGTTGGGTGGGTATAAACAGTATTTGTGTCAGGTAATGTAACCGATCCGCCATTTGTTAATGACAACGTTTGACCTGATATACTTAAGTCTTGTGTATCAGTATTTGCAATTACAGCTCCATCTACATAGGCTTTACTAGCAGCATCAGTACTTGCAGTAACTGTGTCTATTCCTTGTATTCTACCTGTTCCGCCTAAAATAAGGTCTCCACCAGCTATAGTTACGTCATGTGCAAAATTAAAGTTACCAGCAGCTGTTGCCGATAATATAGCAGCACTAGTTCCTGCGGACCATAATCTCCAATTACCAGTGTCAAATCTATATGTAGATGTTGATCCAGCCATATTAGTAGACCAGTATGACTCAAATTGATGAAACTTACCATTAGAAGCACTACCATGTGTAAACATTGCATTTGTGCCACTAGTAATTGTGAGAGCATTACCAAGACTTGTAGTACCGCTTATATCAGCATTACCATCTATATCTAAAGTATCAGCTTGTAACTCACCAGTAATCTCAACACCCGCCGCAACTGTTGTTAGTTTCGAAGCATTGTTATGATAAAGAGTAACAGCTCCATTTTCTGCAGCGCTTAACATGTTTTCGCTATTCGCAGCGTTCATGACATTCAACGCACTAGTCCTGATCTTTAAATTACCAGAGCCAGATTCTTCTATGTAACTATTACTTCCATCGTGGTATATTTTTAAATCATCGCCATTTCCAAATGTTGCTACGCCATTATCTGGCAAGCCAAGATCTTTAAATAAATCTAGTTTACCATTTTGATCGTATGAGTGGACTGTTCTTCTACCTGAAGGATAACCACCCCATATTTGCATTCCATATATTTTGATAGTTCTATCAGAGTAATCAGATCCAGAACCGCTATATGGAATCCACGTTGGAGTAAACTCTATTCTTATTTTGTTATAATGACCTGTAGAGCTGGTATTAGTTTCGTGCCAAGGTATAGTGCCAAAAGGCAAATATAAGTGTCCAGGCCAAGAGCTAACTGTTACATCTGATGATGTATGTTGGATCCAAACATTATCACTACATCTTCTTTTGTATACCTGTACTTTAGACCTATGGCTTTCACTTGACCAATAAGCAACCATTGCATTTGCAAAGGTGTAATTGTGAGCAACAAACTCTACTCTAAACGAGTTGTGCCCATTAGTAATATAACACGCAGAGTTGTTTGTTCTTAAAAATTTACGCTTCTGATCATCAGTTTTATCTACCTCTGAGTAATCGCTTTCACTTGTACCTTCTGCTCTAGTAAAAAATTTAAGATCAGCTAGGTTATCATACGCATTAGCTAAAGTTGTTTGAGGTTTAAATTGATTCTCAAACAAAGCCATTTCAGTAACGGTTGGAGCTCCTAAGTTATTAGTTGGAACACCTGTAGCACTTTGAAAATACCTATTAGCGTATAAATTTCCGTTAACACCAGCACCGGTTGTTGTTATACTACCTGTTACATTTAATGTTCCTGATACGTCACCATTACCGTTAATATCTAAACTCGTACCTTCTAACTCTGCACCTTGTATTTTACCACTTGCAGTGAAAGCATCAACACCTGTTAAATTACCTGATATATCTGCATTGCCGTCTACGTCTAAAGAGTTACACTCAACTTCTCCGTTAACATCTAACTTACCATTCTTGTCAAGAGTCATTTTAATTGAAGGACTTGCGCCACTACCATTTGAACTTACCCAGTTCCACTGATGTATACCGTTACCATTATCCCATATCTCTTGGTTCATTTTCATGATACCAGAGGTTTCGTCTTGCCTGTGTATTACTGATGATACTCTATCGTCTACTTTAATACCTAAGTATTGAGAAGTACCTCTACCTACTTGAAATTGAGGAACCGTTGCTTGAGCACCTCCAATAACTCTAATACCTAAAGCAACTTCATCTGTTGGAGCTACTATCACGACACCATCTTCACTT